CGCTCTCCTGAAGAGCGACAAATTCATCAACGCCGCCCAGTACGGCGGACGAGAAGTCATATTGAACGGTGAGATCGGGCAGTGGTTAGGCATCAGGGTGCTGAAGACCACGCAGGTTCCCACTGGCACAGGTGCCGGAGGAATCACAACCTACCACGCTTTCCTGATCAGCGAGCGTGTCTGGGTCGAAGAGGTCAAGCGGGATCCTGAAGTTGAACCGAAATACGAGCCTGGCGAAAGGAAGACCTACATGTATGGCACGATGGAGTACGGTCTAGGCGTTTTGAACGCCAAGGGCATCGTGAAAATCATCACAGCCTAAGCCCAAGATCCCTTCTTTCCCAAATTTCCTGTTTTGAGAAGTTTCCCCATTTTTGAGGAATCCGACCGCAACATTAGAGTTGACTGTGTTTGCCATACACAACGAAGGCTGAGGTTAGAAACCTCTCTGGGCTGACAGCAATAGAGATCAGCGACGCAATAGTCGACGAGATGATTGGTTGGGCAGACCGCGACATAGAGCAGATCACAGAGAAAGTCTGGACAGGGCAGCAGATCAAAGAGCTTCTCGGTGTGCAGAAGTCCTCCAGCAACAAGACCTTCCGAACTACTTACAAGCCTGTTGTTGATGATCAAGGCAATACAACAGACGACGAATCAAGAGTCACTGTCTACGTGGATGGCACGGCGCAGGCTTCGGACAAGTTTGAGTTGCGAGGAGCCGAAGGCAAGATCATCTTCGTAACTGCGCCCTTAATTGGCACCGATGTCGAGATGACCTACTGCTACAGCATGAAGCCCATCCAAGAAGCCTCAACGTTTCTTGCGGCAGCGTACTGCTTCCACCGGCTAGCCAAGAGTGAGGAGAAAGAGAAACTGTTCAAGGCGAGGGCGACGGAGATCCTGCGGCAAGTCACGAGTCACACGTTCGCAGCGACAAGGTGAGAGACATGTTGCAGGAACTTGTCTTCGTGAACCTGCTTTGGGTAATGTGGGCGCTGAATATCTTTGACCTCTTGATCACTGAGCTCGGTATCCGCCATCATGGTCTCCGAGAAGACAACCTATTCCTATCTTCGCTGATCGGGAAAGTCGGCTGGGGATGGTTCGCAGTCCTCAAGGTAGCAGCGGTCAGCTGGCTACATGTCTACCTTATGATCATCTTCCTTGAGATTCCGCCCTTCCGCCCTTTTGCCTGGCTAGCAGTGATCCTTGCAACCGTTCTGCTTAGCTTTGGATGCGCATGGAACGTTCGCCTGCTCTTGACAGCTTCACGCCTGCATATCAAAAAGACAGATCGATGAGGACGCATGTCGACCTCTATCCAAACTGTAGAGAACGCAATCGCCGGGAAGCTGCGCGAGATCGAAGGCTTAACGGTCTACGAGGTCAGACCTCCACGCGGATTCCCACTGCCATCAGCCACTCTCCAACTGATATTCACGCGAATTCGTGGCGGCTTCCCTGACAAGATGCAGTACTTGGATGTGAGCTTCCAAGTTGATATCTGGGCTCGAGTGGAGAGTCAGATGAGGGGATTCGCAGACAAAGTCTTGATGAAGCTGTACGAAGCTAGGACTGAGATGGGGTTCATCGATATCGTTCCTTGGGGAGGCAGGGATCTGCCTGAGGAAGATATCTGGCGTCGATCCTTCGACTTCAGAGTCACAACTTCGATCACGAAATCATAGTCATTTCTTATGACCGGCTGGCCCACGTGACGGGCCAAACTCTCAAGGAGGTTTTAGAGAAAATTGTCTAGTCCATTCAAGCCTCTATTGGCATCCATCAAGATCGGAACCCAGACAATTGGCAGCGGATTGACGACTTCGTCCAGCGTATCGTTCGCCCGCGATGTTGAAGAGTTCTACGGGCACGGTAGCGATGGCAAGCCGACGCTCGTCAAAGGCAACAAACACTTTGGTTTTACCCTTGAAAAGGCATACATCGACAAGACCTACGGAGAACTGGTCTTGGCAGGCACCCCTGCTGACGTAGTATTCTATCCTGAGGGCACTGGAACTGGCAAGCAGACGATCACCGTCAAGAACGCGATCCTCAATGTCTGGGATTTCACGATGGATGAGGATGCCATAGTGGCTGAAGGCGTCGAAGGAATAGGCGACGACCTAGTATTCGGAACAGCAACATAGACCACTTTCCTGTTTTTCGGAGTGGTCTACCACACTTGGAGGTTGGAGTTTTGAGTTTAGAGAAGAGAGATTTGGAAGTCAAAGTCTCGATCGGCTTCATCTGTCGGGGCCCTTTGGAGGACTATGTGGCCATTCGAGACTTTATTCGCAGTTTGCCTCGGACCCGTCTGATCTATCATACGGGATCCACGAGCGAGCTGTTCATAGTTCGAAGGAGGAGAGAAAATGGGAGAAGAGGAGAAGAAGAGCAAGTTAGAGAAGAGAGCGGAAGAGGAAGCGAAGCGACTAGCCAAAGCTGAAGAGGCCAAGCTCAAGACCCTCGCTGAACTGCTGAGTGAAGACGAGGGACCTAGGGAAGTCTATGTGCCTGACCTAGGCTGCAAGATCAAGTTCTACGACTTGCGGTTCGGTGACTATCCAGGGATCTCGGAGGAGAAGGATACGTTCAAGCTGGCGTTGAAGGTTCTCTTGGCGACTTGGGGACGTGCTGATTCTACAGTCACCGAGGAGAACCTGATGAAGCTAGGCTTGACCAAATGTGTTTCTATCATCAATGCACTAGGCTTAGGGAAACCTCTGGCCCCTTTACAAGTGCGGACCCCGTCGCCTACTTAGCTAGATCCCCAGAGGGACAGGCGCTATTTGCTCTGTGTTCTCTGCTACACAAGGCCCCGTCAGAAGTCGCAAGGATCCCTCTGAATCACGCCCTGTTCTTGCTTCACGCTATGGGGCATCAGATCAAACAGGCCACAAGATCCGTGAAAGGTCGAAGAAGATGAGCTTCTCGATCCGCATCGTCAAGGACACAGCTACACCGCTACTGGAACGGATAGCTGCGCGACTCAAAGAATCCTTCTCACAGCAGCTTCAAACAGTCGGCGGAATCATGCGCAACTACGCATATGATGTCTGCCCAAAAAAAACCGGTTATTTGGCTTCAACGATTTTCTTCAAGGCAGTGGGCCTGCTGGACTTTGAGTTTGGGGCTTCTGCCGATTATGCTCTCTTCGTTGAGATGGGCACGAGATTCATGGCAGCACGTCCCTTCATTCGCCCAGCTCTCGAAGCCTACCGCGACGAACTTCTCCAGGCCGGGTGGAAAGCGGTGAAGGAGGCGATTAGATGAGCGTTTCAGGAGAAGTTGTTGTTGCGATCAAAGGCGTAGACGAAGCTTCGTCTGCGATGGATAAGGTCCGCGCCAGCCTCGGCGTTTTCTCAGGAGTGATCGGGGATCTCGGTGGCGGCTTCGCAAGCCTCGGCAATGTGATATCAGGTTTTGCTGGGGCAGGAGTCATGGGTGCAGCCTCAGCCGCGATCGGTGAAGTCGTGAAAGGGCTGCAGGATTGCTTCAAGTCGGCGACGCAGAGCGAAGAAGTTTGGATGAGACTTGCAGCCACAGTCGAGAGGTCGGGCGTATCTTGGGAGAGCGCGAGAACAAGCATCGAGAACTTTGCTTCCAGCGCAGAGAAAATGACCCGTTTCAGCGACGAGCAGATCGCAGCAGCCATGAAGACACTCATCGACCACGGCATGAGTGTTGAGCAAGCGATGAAAGCCATGACGCAGACGATGGATCTTGCTGCTGCGAAACAAGTGAGCTTGGGCGAGGCCGCTAATGCCGTTGGAAAGGCGTTCATCGGCATGGAACGCCCGCTCAGAAGCATGGGGGTCGTGCTTGACGAAAGTGTTCCGAAAGGGAAAGAGTTTGCGACTGCGATGGAGCTCATCTCACAGAAGTTTGGAGGCGCAGCGCAAGCAGATGTGGAAAGCTATGCGGGAAAGCAGCAGCAGGTCGCCAATGCCTTCGAGAATCTCAAGGAGAGAATCGGTAGCGCTCTGATTCCCGTGATGAATTCACTGCAGGAGATGTGGGGTAAGGTTGTTCTCGGCGCAGATCAATTCGTGACGGATCTCGGCAAGGTCTGGAAGGGTTTCACGGAGCTACCTGAAGTCCAGAAGATGGCGGAGGGATTAAACAAGGCTTGGCTAGACCTGCAGAAAGGATTCGCAACAGTCGCCGACGAAGTTGGAAAAGCTCTGATGCCTGTTTTCAAGGAACTCTGGGAGGCTTTGAAAGGCATCTGGACAGCGCTGCAACCCGTCTTCGAGGCTTTCGGCAAGATCTGGGAAGCCTTGACAGGCGTAAGCACGGAAGGAAAGAATGCCTACAACATCTTCAACCTTATCGCAGATATCTTGAAGGTTACAGTGGTCCCAGCTCTGCAGGGACTTGTTGAAGTCATCAAGTTAGTCACACCCGTTATCCAATTGCTTGCGGAAGGATTCAGGGCCACGGTCGAAGTGGTGGCCCCGTTCATCCAGAAGCTCATGGAATCGATTGGAGGCTTCATCGCGTGGCTCAAGGAGACGTTCGAGGGATTCTACAAGTGGCTTGTAGGCGGCTCGTTTGTGCAGGAGCTGATGGATGCTGTCTTCGGAGTGTTCAAGGCAGGCTTTGATAATCTGATCAAAGGGATCACTGGCTGGCTTGGAAGCATCGTCGAGACAATCACCGCATGGGGCAAAACAATCACCGACATCTTCACAAACCTTTGGAACGGCATCGTTAGTTTCCTCGGCGGCATATGGAAGCAAATCACAGACATGGTGTCGAGTGGAGCACAGCAAACGCAGAACACGCTGCAGAACCTGTCAAACAATGTTGCGCAGGAATCAATTTGGCCTGACATGTGGAACCTGATGGTCAGGCAGACGAAAGAAGGCATCCAAGGGATCCTCTCTGAGACACAGAGAGGCCTTGGTGGAATCGAGAGCACTTTCAGAAGCGCAGCTTTCCCGTTGTCACCTGCAGGTGGACTTGCGAGGCCCAGAGGAGGGGCTTCAGCTCCATCTGGTCCCACACATATGACAGTGAACATTCCCATCACTATCCAGTCGATGACTGGCGAAGTCAAGGACCTTGACAACCTGACAAGGATGATCAGCCGCGAACTCGGCAACGCAGTGAAGTGGAGACGATAGCATTTGCCCACACTGGTGCGACAGGTTGAGGGAAAAATCTACGATTCAAGATTCGATGATCTCAATGGCTGGGTTGAGGAGGAGAACCTACCTCAGCTTTGGGCAGAAGCCAGCTATACGGCTCTCACAGATGGCGCTTACTATTCGTCGCCTTACAGTCTTCTCGCATTGACGAAATCACCAGCCAACGCCGGAAATGTGTCGGCTGGACAGTATCTGCGCCGCAAGCGAACAGTCACAATTCCAGCAGGCCTAACTTCCGTTCGCATGCGGGTTCGCCACCGCTGGCAGGCTGCGCCCTCAACTATGGGTTTTGCGAGGCGCGTGAGGCTTGGCGATTCCCTGTTCCTCGACCAGCCAGCGTCTGGGGATCAGAACGTTTGGATCTGGAAAAACGACACTGTAACCACCAGTGCCGGCGACAAGGATCTGCGGGTCGGCGTGGAAGCCTACACCACTGTGTATGAGGTACAGAATAACACGCAGTATCACTGGTTCGACGATATTGTTGTCTGCAGAAGCGGATCAATCAAAGTCACAAACCTTGCGAGTGGCTACAAGGCTAAGCTCTTCGACGCCTCAGACGCATTGATCGTAGAGGCAACTGAATCTGGCGGAATAGCAACGCTTGACGTGTCCACCATTTCCTATCCTATCACTGGACGCTTCAAAATCTACGACGGAGGCAACAACCTCGTCCACACATCTGAGCTGTCGACTGACATTTATGGGGGAGACGAATATCACTACGGAGAATCCTACTCAATCACCGTCGAAACCAACAATTACATAATCAACCGGCAAGGTGCATCTTCGCCTACCAGCGCGACGGTCACCTTCACTTTGAAAGACGAGGCCGGAAGCCCGGCAGTAGGGAAAACCATCAACTTCACGACATCACACGGGACCCTGAATCCGACCAGCGGCGTCACCGGGGCCGATGGAAAGGTCTCGACAACTCTTACAGCCACAACGATGGGAGTCGCAGTTGTCAAAG